ATAGGAAGCGTGTATAAAAAATGTTTTCCTGAAAAAAATAATTATACTTTTTTTTCAGTGAACAATTCAGAAAAAAAAACAATTGTAGTTTATCCGAAACATAAGAACATGATCTTTTTCTAGTATTATGGAAATGTGAAATCTGAAATTTTTGAATGATGATCATAGAATAACTTAAAGTACCTAGTAAAAATATTAGCCGGGTATATGTACAATAAAAGTACTACATTATATTAAGAATATTATTATAAGAAATTAAAGTTATCATGGTATTACATTATCATAATTATTTATTATGATATTGGTTAAATATTTATATGATATCGATATATTTCGATGATTTTCTTTATTATTCAGAAACGGATAATGTCTATTTGTAAATATAGAACAAATAAAAAAAATAAATAATAATTACATAAAGTATTCTAAAAAAAGAAAATAATTTTTAATTATTAATATATTTTAATATATTTTATTATAAAAATAAATTCTTAAATATATAAAAATGAATTATATATTTAAGAATAAAATTTATCAATCTGAAAATTATTATATTTTTGTTCGAAAAAAAAAATATAAATATAATAACCAACTTATTTTTGGTGGAAACTTAATTGATATAAGTAATGATACATTAAAAATAAAAAATTATACAGATAGTACTTTTTGTGAAAAAGATGGATATTGGGTTTTACCTATTGCATGGATTAAAAAAATAATTTCTTTAGAAAAATTTTTAAAAGTAAATAAATAAAAATAAAAGATTAAAATAAAAATAAAAATATTTACTATACTATAAATAAAAATAGAATGTCATGTAAAAAATTATTTTTATTTGATGTAGATGGAACATTAGTTGAATCTTCCAAAAATATAAGTTTAGAAAACGCTTCTATACTTCAAAAAATAAAAGAAAAATATGAGATTGGTATTGTTGGTGGTGGAGTTTTGAAAAAAAATTTAGAACAATTTGGAAAAAATATTTATTTCGATCATTATTTAACAGAATGTGGTTGTGTATATTATAAAAATAAATCAAAGAAAAATTTAGAATTAAAAGAAATATATACTAAAAATATTCGTGAACACGAATTGTATTTAGATATAAATAAGTTGTTAAAAATTTGTTTGCATTTTTTAAGTCATACAACTTATACTATATCCGGACACTTTATTGATTTACGAAATGGATTAGTTTATGTATCTTTAATTGGTATGTGTGCAAATGATGACGAAAGAAAATATTTTATGGATCTAGATGTTATCCAACATATAAGAAAAAATTTATTAGATATATTATATAAAGAATCTATAAAATTAAATATAGATAATAAAGTTTGTATATGTGAAGGAGGTAATGTAGGAATATCTATTTATCCTAAAGAATATGATAAAGTACAAGTAGCTGCCTTATTTGAAAATAAATATGACGAAATACATTATTTTGGTGATAAATATGAAGAAAATGGAAATGATTATCATTTAATAAATCATCCAAATATTATTGGACATAAAATTAATAATTATAATAATACATTTACAATTTTAAAAAAATATATTTAATAAAAATCTAATATTATATCATATTATATTATATTATGTCAGAAGATTGTTGTGGAAATAAAATTTATAATTCTACTAAGAGTGCAGAAGCAGCTTTTATAACTATGGAAGGAATTAATGCTTCTTCAACAGCAATTCAAACAGGGTCATCATTGTTATCTCAAGAAGACGCTGATAATATTGCACAAACAAATGCTAATAATGTTGCTGAAAGTGTTGCTGAAAATAATGCTAATATTATAACTTCTACAATAAATTATGTTGAAAATAATTTAACATTAAGTGGTCCTACTGGACCACAAGGTGCTCAAGGACCAATTGGACCTACTGGACCTACAGGACCAACAGGTTATACTGGATACACTGGTTATACTGGACCTACTGGTTATACTGGTTATACTGGGCCTACTGGTTATACTGGTTATACTGGTTATACTGGGCCTACTGGTTATACTGGGCCTACTGGTTATACTGGTTATACTGGTTATACTGGGCCAACTGGTTATACTGGTCCAGCATTATTTACATTAAATACATTGACTCCTGAATACATTGAATTAACACCAAACACAGTAACAAAATATGCTGGAGGTAGCACTAACTCTGGATATATACTAGAATATTATCCATATAATTCCGTATTTCTCACATTTACATTACCACAAACAATAACTTCAGAGGTATTAACATGTGTATTAGAAGATACCTCTGATCAAAAAAAAAAATTATATGGACTAGAATTTCAATCAAACGGAATATATCCTTACTATAATACTGTATTGGGTTCTAAAATTGGTGATCTATCTGCAAATGACGTATTTACAATAGCAATAACAACAACAGGTATATATTATTATCAAAATGGAACTCAAATATATTCAAATAGTCTTGTTGGAGGGGTAGATAGTTTACACGGTGTGTTTTATATTAAGAATATAGGTAATAGTGTAACAAATATTGCGTATGGATATTTAGCAACTGGAGCAACTGGATTTATTTCAATCCAAGGAACTAATTATAGTGATTATGTATATTGGAATTCAACTTCTAATCAATGGGATGTTGGACAAACAGGTGTGCACATTGGATCAAATGCTGGTGAGTATAATCAAGGTTTAAATTCAATTGCTATAGGTGATAATGCAGGTTTTACAGGTCAAAGTGTTAATGCTATAGCAATAGGAGTAAAAGCTGGTTATACTGGTCAAGGACAAAATTCAATTGCTATTGGATATCATGCTGGAGTAACAGGACAAGCAGCCAATAGTATTATATTAAATGCTAGTGGTATTGGATTAACAGGTGCTTCCGGGTTTTATGTAAATCCTGTTAATAATTTAGGAAATACAGGAAATTTAATGGTTTATGATACAACAACTTCTGAAATTCGATATAGAAATGCTTTAGCTATAAATGAATTAAGTGATGCTATTTCTACAAGCACTTCTTTATTTGGTGGTAATGGTTCGGGTATAAATAATATTGGTAGTGGAGTAACTGGAATAGAAAACACAGCTTGGGGTATAGATAGTTTAAAAACTAACACAACAGGAAATTATAACACTGCTTCTGGGTATCAATCCTTATATAAAAACACAACAGGAAATTATAACACTACTTCTGGGTATAAATCCTTATTTTCTAACACAACAGGAAAAAGAAACAATGCATCTGGGCATGCATCCTTATATTATAACACAACAGGAAGTTATAACAATGCATCTGGGAGTTTATCATTACTTTCAAACACAACAGGAAATGATAACAATGCATCTGGGTATAAATCCTTATATAAAAACACAACAGGAAATTATAACAATGCATCTGGGTGGTTATCCTTATATAATAACACAACAGGAAATTATAACACTGCTTCTGGATATCAGGCGTTAAGAAATAACACCACTGGTAATCAAAACACTGCTCTTGGAACTAATGCAGGCTATGGTCTAACTGGTTCTTATAATGTAGTTATTGGAACTGACGCAGGTTATGGTAATAATTCTGGTTCTTATAATATTGCGATTGGTTATAGAGCAGGATATACTGGTACAAATAGTACTAATAGTATTATATTAAATGCTAACGGTATTGGATTAACAGGTGCTTCCGGGTTTTATGTAGATCCAATTAATATACAAAATGATTTAATTGCTGGATCTACTGGTGGGTTAAGATATAATTTAACTACTAAACAAATAACATATGATCTAGCAAAAACATTTATTATTGATCATCCCCAAGATGCTAACAAATACTTAATTCACGGTTGTTTAGAAGGTCCTGAAAATGGTGTTTATTATCGCGGAAAAGGAATAATAGAACAAGATGATTCTGGTTATACAACTATAGAATTACCTAATTATGTTTCTAGTTTAGCAAGTGATTTTACAATCCAAGTGACACCTATATTTGATGGAAAAGAAGTAAAAACATATAATGTTTCTGAAGTATTAAATAATAAATTTGAAGTTTACGGAAAACCTGGTAAATTTTATTGGATAGTAAATGGTTTACGTAATCAATTAGAAACTGAACCATATAAATCTGATGTACAAATTTCTGGTGAAGGACCTTATAAATACAGAATTAATTAAATTACATAATCAAAATATGAATTAATAATATTTTTATGTAATTAATTTTATAATATAAAAACAAAAATATATTTTGTTTTTATAATTTATTTGTTTATATTATATTTTTATTAACTTATATATATATACATATTATGTGTGGTATATATGGTATTTTAAGTAAAAATAATTCATATAATCTTATACAATTTATTTTAGAAGGACTTGTTCAATTACAAAATAGAGGATATGATTCCGCTGGAATTTATTGTATAAACAATAGACACAATGAATTATTAGAAAAATATTCTTCTTCTGAAAAAGAAGATGCTTTAGAAAAAATTCAAAAAATGAACTTAGAAAATAATAATTATTGTATTGGTATTGGGCATAATCGTTGGGCAACTCATGGTGGAAAAACAGATATTAATGCTCATCCACATCAATCCAATAACCAAGAATTTGTTCTTGTACATAATGGAATTATTGAAAATTATCAAATTTTAAAAAAAAAATTACTTTTAAAAAATTATACTTTTACTAGTCAAACAGATACTGAAATCATTGCTACATTATTAGAAGATAATTATAAAGAAACAAATAATATATTAGAAGCCATTAAAAATACAATAAATATGCTTCACGGTACATATGGATTAGTAATTATATATAAAAAAACACCTACAAAAATATATTGTGTTCGTAATGGTAGCCCTTTATTAATTGGACACAATGATGAATATTGTATTATTACTTCAGAACAAAGTGGATTTTGTAAAAAAGTAAATACTTATATTACATTAAATAATGATGATATATGTGAAATAAGTCTTGATAATAATGAACGAATAAAAATAAATTATCAACATAATTATTATTTTAAAAAAATTACAATAGAAAACAATGATTTAACGCCTGAACCATTTCAACATTGGACACTAAAAGAAATATACGAGCAACCACAAAAAATACTACAATCTATTAATTTAGGTGGACGTATATTAGATAATAATTTAGTGAAATTAGGAGGAATGGATATGTATAAAGATAAATTAACAAATATTGAAAATATTATTTTATTAGGATGTGGTACATCTTATTATTCATGCATGTACGGAAAAGATTTTTTTAAAAAATTAGGTAATTTTAATAGTATTCAAATATATGATGGTGCTGATTTTGAAGAAAACGATATTCCCTTAAAAGGTGAAACATTACTTATTTTTGTATCACAATCAGGAGAAACAAAGGATCTTCATCGATGTATAAGTATTGCAAAAAGAAAAAATGTAATAACAATGGGAATAATTAATGTAGTTGATTCTTTAATTGCAAGAGAAGTTGATTTCGGAATATATTGTAATGCTGGACGTGAAATGGGTGTAGCATCTACAAAAGCTTTTACAACACAAGTTATTTGTTTATGTTTATGTGCATTATGGTTTAGTCAAAATAGAAATATAAATGCACATATAAGATCACATATTATTAAAGATTTACAAAATTTAAGTTCAGATTTTGATAAATGTTTACATATATCATCTAAAAATTTGGAAAATATCGTGGATTTATTATCAAAATATGATAATTTATTTATTTTAGGAAAGCAAAATGACGAAGCAATAGCACGTGAAGGTTCTTTAAAAATTAAAGAAATTTCTTATATTCATAGCGAAGGTTATTCGGCAAGTGCATTAAAACATGGTCCATTTGCATTATTAGGTCCTAAAATGCCATTAATATTATTAAATAATAATATTGATTTTGAACCAAAAGTATTAAATTGTTATGAAGAAGTAGCTTCTAGAAAAAGCCCTATTGTATTTATAACAAATAACAACAACTTAACAAAAGAAAATAGTATTTATATACCTTATAATGAGTCATTTTCTTCTTTATTAGGAATAGTTCCTCTTCAATTAATTGCTTATAAATTATCTATTTTACGCGGTATTAATCCAGATAAACCTAAAAATTTAGCAAAAGTAGTCACTGTAGAATAATAAATTTTTTATTTTTCATAAAAATCACATAAAGTTTTTTCAAATAAAATAGAAATATCTTTTTCATTATTAAAAACTTCTGCATTATCTAATTGATAAATATCTTGTAAATCTTTATCAATTAAACATTTTAAATTATATCCTTTTATATAACTAATAGAAGATGTTAATTTAGTTGAATAATAATGTGGAAGAGTTTTTTTAGTAATTAAAGGTAATAAACAATATACATCATTGAATTCATTATGATAATCTTC